CCTTATGCGTGTCCGATCCATTTACGGTAAGATCCGTCCCACTTGTCAATACCCCAGCCTGCTGAGAAAACAACAATCCAAACTCAGTGGCACGGCTTATAGCAATACCTGTATTCCACCAACCTTCGCGGTTTAGATTGTTTGACCATGTAGTCAATGCTGTGGTCAACCACCCATTACCAGCAGCCCCACCAGACCCCATATTTCCATACCCCCAATAATGCCCTATCGCAATAAGCTCAATGCCATTCGTCCGAAGTAGGTTCTGTCCAGGTGTACCCCCGCCTCCCCATGAATCTGTTTGCAGTCTACCATAAGGTGTCTCACTTAGTGCCTCAACTTCAAGGACTCTATAAGAGTTGCCAACCGCAGAAGTAGTATTTGACGACATTGCAAAATCGCCCGCCCACAAAGGAGCATTGACCATATTTATGTTATTGACTGACGCCCGTATTCCGATAAGCGATCCCGCAGGGTCACAATAAGTGCCAAGAGGAGCAAATCCACCTCCACTAATACCTATATCAACCCCGCCCGATTCCCACGCTTTTACACAACTTGGATTAGAATATAGCTGGAGTCTTCCTGGAATACTTACCTGGTGAGCGTCAATCTCCAGAGTCCCTTGGCCGGCCGTAGACGTTCCCCCACTCGCCGAGATCAGGGAATCGTAGGCGGATAATCCGCTGGTCAAAAACTGAACCTGCGCAGTGCCAGACGCTCCAGGATGACCGATCTGCTCAACCGAGCCTGCCGGGTCGAACCAAAATCCCTGTCCCGCTGGGCTGCTGATTTGGAAGGCCACGGGAGTATCAACGAGAAGCGCCCCAGCGTCCGTGCCGTAAATGTAGTTTGTTTTTTTGGCAGAGGAAACGTAGGAGTCCAGTTCGATCGTTTGAGAAATGGTGTTGGGCCACACCTTTGCGGAAAGTCCGTCCACGCTTAAGGGGTCATGCGCGGAGCCCAAATGAAGGCCTACCGCTGCCCGCCCGTCATAAGACAAAAACGAGTACTTGAAGGGGATCATGCTCCCCATGTAGAACGGAACGTCTGCCGGAACCGAGGGTGTTCCCACGCTGCAAGGGGCGGTTAGCGTGATGGAAAACGGGGTGTTCCATGTCTGGATCGTGTAGGTCGTCGCGCCGCTGCCTGTGCCGATGACAATGCGCGGATTTTCCGTTACCCATGCGCTATCAAATTTGTACGTTTGCCCATTTTGCGGGGGAGTGCCAATCGGACTCAGGGTGACCGTGGAGGTGCCATGGCATCGGGCCCAGCCTGTTGGCGCATTCGGATTCAGTCCTCCGCTGGCGAACCCGGCGCTATCGCCGGAGGTTTGCATCGTCCCTCCACCTGCTCCCCAATATGCAAGTGCTTGCGCTTGCGGGAGACCGCTGGCGTCCGCGTACGCGTTAGGATTCGACTCATGGCCGAAAAGAATCCCAGCGTTCACCGTAGCGACGGTGCCGACATGATCGGGCGCGACCAGGGAATTTTCACCCCACGCGCTGGCACCATTGGCCTCGAACATGGCAATGCCCATGACACCCACCGCTCCGACTCCGGCCGTATTCGTGACGGCGCGGCCATTGATGGCCGCTGCTGCGATGTTCGTCGATGCCGCGGTGGAGGGGACATTGAGGTCGGCCACGAAAGCATCTGCCGCCGAAGACTGCATCGAAAAGTTGTAGGGGGACCCGTACTCCAGTTTCGTGCCGATCCATAGATTATTGGCGAGCCAGTCTGTGAGGCTTGGAAAAGGGCTAGGTAACGCCGTCTGCTGGTATGTCACCGAGTTGGCACTGGTCGCGGTTTGTGTGGCGTTGGGCAAAAAACTGCGAGTGATATTTCCCAGATTGGCCCCCAACGCCGTTTCGATGGCTTCGATCTCCTTGCGCATCTTGTTCGGATACCAGGCCACCACCTGGACGGCGACCCGCTGTCCGGCGAGATGCGCGGCTGCGCTCGTATTGTCGAATCCGCGTCCGTTGGTATTGCCGCAGGAGCCGTTGTAGCCGATGCTGAGGGTGTTGCCGTTGACCGCGCAGACGACTTCCACTTCCGGGGTCGCATTCCCCACCGAGATCATCATGTTCGCCGTGATCCCCGCGGAACTCACCACGACGGCTACGGTGTCGGTTGCGCTCTGCGCCGCCAGTAAGGTGGTCGAGACGTTGTTCGCCGCCACGAAGAGATGGGCGTCCGTGGTCACCGCGCCTGGGAAGTCGGCGGTCTGCGCAAAGGCGGAGAGGGAAATGGCGAGGGCGAGCAGTATGTGTTTCATGGGAAGTTCCTAATTAATTGGGAAGGTGTTAGCAGGTCGAAGCGGTCATGATGCCCGCCGAGAACGTGATCGTGCAGGTTCCGGAGCCGGCGGAATTCTGAACCGTGATGGTGGTGGAAAGGCCGGGATTACCATTTGGCGCGGTGAGGGTTCCGCTGATGTCTAGGTCCTGCGTCCAGGTTTTCAGCCATCGGGAACCGGTGTTGCCGATACTGTAGCTATTCGTCGCGTTCGGAGCCAAGTTCCCCATGAAATAGAACATCGTTGGATTCCCGAGATAATGCGCATCGTCAACGGCGACAATCGCCGTCGAAGACGAGTTTTTTAAGGTCAGGAGATGAACACCGGTGTTTTCCCAGTAGAAAAAGTCACTGGGTGTATTCGGCGTTCCATTGATAACCCAGAGTTGTTTGGCCTGTACCACTCCGCCGAAGAGTCCATCCTGCAGATAGTGCGTTGCCCCCCCCAGGCTGACGCTAGCATTCGACACGATGGTCGCCGTTCCATCGCCGAGGATATTCCCTGCCATCGTTCCGCCCGCCAGGGCTAGGTACAGAGACCCCATTCCGGCGGTGCAGCTCGCCCCCACTCCGCTGACCACCCCGCTTGCGTCCACCTGTAAGCATTGCGGTCCGGTGCTCCCCAGCGCCGAAAACGTGAAGGTCCCATTCATGTCCACGTCGGTGGTCCAGAGCTTACTGAACCGGTAGGACGTATCGCCCAGGCTCGCCCCGTTGTTGAAATGCGGCTTGATTTCCGCCAGTGCGTCCAGATTGGTCAGATAGACGCTGGCAAACGGATTGGCCGAGCCGCCGATATTGCCGCAGGCTCCGGAGGCCGAGCAGGCGATGTTCGCCGTGAGAGATATCCCTCCGGTCGACGTCAAGGCTGTCGTGGTCAGGCCTCCGCTAAAGGTGTCCGGTCCGGTGATCGTCTGGCTCCCAGCCGTAGTCAGGCACGTCGGACATGGGACCATGCCGCTTACGTTGTCGATCGACCAAATCTGGCTTCCCAGCCGGTCCGTGAGCGTGATCTTGTAGCTCAAGGGGCCGAGACGAATCACCGCGCGGCCGCCCGCGTCGAGAATGACGGGGTTGGTATTGGGCGACGTGCCCGCGGAGTCCGAATAGGTCACTTGCGGCGAGGACGTTCCGGCCGCATAGGTGTAGACCCTGCCGCCGTTCAGTGGTGCGCCGGTGTTGTCGAGGCCCTGGAACTTGGGAGTCGGCATGAGCGCGGTGGTTTGCGCCAGCGCAATCAGGGAGGTCAGAAGGAAGAGCGCAAGGAATCGTCGCATGAGAAAGCTCCTAAAGGCGGAAGAAAGGCCGGAGGACTACGTTCTGCTGCTCGCCGGTCGCCGAAATCTGGCCCGAGAACAAGGGATCGCCCGGCTGCTGTTGCGGGTTGACCAGTCTGCCGGTCAGGGCCGCTTGGGTGCCGAGGAAGTCGCCCTCGGAGACCGTGCCCGTCAAAATGGCGGGCGTGCCGGCGAACGTTGTGTGAACGGTGCCGGCCGGGGTGTACGGATTCGGTGACTGGAACGCGGCGTTAAGGCCGACAGTCGTGCCAATGACCACGAAGGTTTGAGGCGTCCCAACGAAACTAGCGGTAACCGTTCCCGCCGGCGTGTAGGAATCCAGAATCAGCGTCTGCTGGCTGATCCTGCCTTGCGGGGTGTACGGGTCCAACTCGATAGAAATCCCCAACAGATCCATGGTGAGATCCGGGGCGATGGCCGGATTTACCACGGCACTCGCCGTGGCGCCAAACTTCAGGTACGAAGCTTTCCCCGGACTCACCGGGTCGGGCAGCTTCACGTTGACTCGGGAGCCGTCCTTCTTCAACTGCTGGACTACACTTCCGTCGCACAGCGCCCAGCCTTCCATCGGATCGGGATTGACCAGGAAGCCTTCGATTTTCCCCCCGTCCCAGAGTTCCCCGGGCTTTGCCTGCCAGGCGGTACCCGTCCACAGCAAGGTGTGGCAATAGTCGCTCACCGTCCACAAGAAACCGGCATCGTTGGCTCCCAGGTCCAGGGGCATGTGGTCGTAGATATCAACCATGGTCCCCTGGAAATACAGCCAGGCGTTGGAAGCCCCGACGAGTTCTACGCGGTAAAAGACGTTGCGGTCCGTCTCGTGGAACAGAGTGTCCAGAGGCAATTTGCGCGCGTCGTACTTCGTCTGGCTCGGGTCGATCCGGTTGGCGTGCGTGTCCTCGATCGAGAACGCCTGCCCGGGCGCGGCGAAGGCCTGCACCATGGCGCGCTGCACTTTGCCGAACCAGCGGGTCCACCCGGTATTGGTCAACATGCCCTGATCGCTCAGAGTGAACGGGGTATGGTACGGCACGGTCGGCGCGTCGCTGATCTGCGGAATATGACGGGTAGCCATGTTTAGCCGAGGCCCACCTCGCATTCGAGTTCGGCGTTGATCAAAATGCGCTGAATCGGATCGGTGATCACGAAGCGGTCGCACCGGTCTCGCGCACGTCCGCCCCGGGTCCAGCGCGCGCGCGCTCTATATTCGCCGGTCATGCCCATGCCGACCCAGAGTTCCTCGCCCCAACGCCGTCCACCGTCGTTGGAAATCTGGCGCATCATTTGCGGCGGCCGCGGATTGCCGTTCCCGTCCATGAGGTTCGAGGTATCTCCCACCACGCAATCCATCCACAAGGCACCATAGAAAACCATGCTGCCGTTGTTGTGTAGGTGCGGAGCCGAGCGCATGGCGCGCAACGGGGTTCCGTCATCGTCGAAGTAATCGAAGGACTCCTCATAGAGATTTCCGTTTCGGTAATCCCCCACGATGTGTTTGCCGAAAACATAGCAGTGCGTCCTTCCCCAGTGCGCCTTCCAGTTTCCGAACTCGGTGTCCCAGGCCAGCCGTTCGTGCCACTGCGGAGATTTCAATTGTCCGGAGGCCGTGTCATCGTAGACCCAGGTCGCACCGGCTCTCTGGTTCGCGTCCGGGACGTGAAGCTCGTAGAAGTGATGGCCGCCGAGCTGCTTGGCAATCCCCACGCAGTTATCGAGACGCGCACCGGCTTTCCGGTAGCCCTGGAGCGCCGTTTCGACGCAATGGTTGGAAATCCGCTCGGGCTGATAGCTGCTCGCCGCCCAGACGATGCCTTCACCGCGGCTGTCATAGCCCAGCCAGGCGATGCGCCCCGTGCCAATCCGGGCCGGAGAGGCAACCGCACCACAGCCTTGCTCGATGACCCCACCATCGACTCGCTGCAGGGGGAAATCCGCGCCGCCGACGTTCTGCCAGAACTCGATGGAGCGCTCGCCGAAGAGAATCAGCAGTTGATGGTCGGTCAATGTCGAGACGATGTGGAAGGCGTCCGATTCCTTGGTGGCGAAGTCGAGCGGGTCCCAGGTCAGGCCATCCAGCGATTTCGAGAGCTGGTACTGACTGGAACTCGGCGTCTGCGCGATGAAGTAGGTGTCGAGATACTCTCCGGTCGTGGCGGGAATCACCGCTTGCAAACTCAGGGTTCCTGTGACATCGGAGGCCGTGGTGTACCCCTGGCCGCCGGAAACGATGAACAGTTGGTTGCCGTTGGCAAAGATTTGCGCTGGGGCATTGTCCCGGAGCACGGTCCCCAGCGTGCGATACGTCCAGTCGGGAAACACCTCAAAGACGGTGGCGCCCGCTACGACGAAGAGACGTTCGGATCCCGCCCAGGCGCAGCGGATCGGCTGGTCCGGTAATGTATCCTGTCCCGTGCGCGCGGCGGAGACCAGTTTTTTCAAGCCCGCGGTGCCTCTCAGGAAGACGTTGTTTTTGCCGGTCCCCGATTCCACTACCTCGACAAACAGGTTCACGCTGCGGTCGCCGGACACACTGATGGCCGCGTTGCTGTACGTGCTTCCGATGAGGCCCTTGTAGGAAACCTGCTGCATAGCCATCGTGTTATTGGGTGATTCTTGGAAGCGTGACGGGGGCGGATTTGGCATCCGATTCCCCGCTGGTGTCCAGCCGGACAAAGGTGTCTCTGCCCGCCGAGCGAATCTGGATCTTGTAAATCACCGTGTCGCCGAAAATCTCAGCGGCGAATTCGGCGTCTTTCTTGACCGCCGCGCATCCCTCCGCTCCGCTTTGCCAGGGACCGGTCTTCAGTTTCGAGCCGGCTAGGGCGAGCACACGGCAGCGCACCTGCGGATTCGAGCGCGCGAACAGTGGCGCGACGCTCAGGCAGCTAACGGCGAGACAAAGCGCAAGTTTGGTTGGCATACGTTTCCTTCGACGGACTTTCGGGCGTTCGACCAGCGGAGGTGGGCCCGAAGCTTTGCCAGGGAGGTGTTGCGCACCTTCCAGACGTAGGGGAGAGATAGCCCCAAAACGTCGGCCGTCTTTTCCAGGGTTCGCTCCTCGATAAACAGGCTCGTCATGACGCAGCGCTGCTGCGTATTCAAAACGCTTAACCAGGAGCGGATCTCCGCGTGCCAGACCCGGCGTTCCTGATCGGGCGGCGTGGCGCGTTCCCGATCGGCGACGATCAAGGGTACGTGTTTGGACCCTTGCGTTTCTCCGTTGCGCACCTGGATGCGGTGCTTCCGGCTCAAAACATCTTCCCGGCGCAGGAAATCGCGGACCTGGCCGGCGGCCCGATACTGCGCGTAGGTGGCGAATTGGCACGACCCGTCAAACTTCCGCGCGGCCTGCACGGCGCCGACATACGCCTCCTGCCGGGCATCCTCCCGCAGATGGTCGGGGATCCGGGCATGCCGCATGACGTAATTCACGGTGGCGGTCAGGTCATATTCCATGGCATCTGCGATTGTGGCGAGTCGCGACGGCGCCGTTCGCCGAAAGTAGCGAGGGTGGATCGGTTCAGGCCACCGGCGGTTGCGTTCCTTCGGGGAGCAAAAGGACGGCGGCGGACTGATCGTACAACTGCTCGAGTTCGCGGATCTGCCGGAAGTCCGGCTTGGTCACGTCCCAGAGGTAGGCAAGCCAGGCGCGCGCCGCGGCGCGGCCCCGGTCGATCTCATTTTCATTCGCGTCCATGGGGTGCCTGCTTGCTGCGTTCCCGGAGTCGCTCGTGGATCTCCGCCTTGTAGCCTTGAAAGCTCCGCTCCGCGTCCAGGATGGCCTCTTCCGGCGTGTCGCCGGTCCCGATGAAGGCGGTGCCCAGTGGCCGACAGCGGAAGAACCAGCGGCCTTCGATCTGGTAGAGGCGCACCTGATCGCTGGGCAAGGTATCCTCCAGACAGCGGAGAAGGAACACGAGAAGGCCTTGCGGCATGATGGCCTAAACCTTAGTGCTGCCGCCGTACCACGGACTTGTCCCCGACGCCGGGTCCGCGATCGCTCTCAAGATCGAGACTTCGCGCGGGGTGAGCACGGTGGCGTGAGACTGCTGGATGTGCAGACACGAGTTCCCGCCGCAGCGGACGCAGAAGATCTCGGGGTGACTCATTGCGTTCTCCCTGACAGGGAACTTCGCCCGCTTAAGAAACGAGTCCCAGAACCCGCCAACACCTGATTGCCCGCGAAGTCGTAGTACCGAAGCTCCGACACCGGCAGGCCGGTCAGGTCAACCGTGGCCCCTCCGGTAGGTACCCCAGCCTGGTAGCAAGCCGCTGCTCCCTTCTGTTCGCAGTAGGTGGTCGAGGCCGGGAGCGCACCGCTACTGGCGGCGAAATACCTGCGCATCACTACGGGATAGGACAGGATCGTTCCGGGAGTTCCCGTGTATGTGTGTTGGGTGCTCGTTCCTGTATCCGTGACAGTCATCGATGAATTGATCACAATCGCTGCAGTCCTATTTGCCAACTGCTGTAGTGCATCGGAGTTCGTGTACCACGTGCTATTAACTCTTGATATGTCTCCTGCCGCAATGCCCACCACCGCAGCGGAATCAGAACCCATCGCCACCAGACCAAAATACTTTGGGTTTAGTGCTCGGTCCGATGCGCTCAACGAGTCATCCACAACATAAGGGAACGCGACGCTGTAATAACTCACGATACTTTCCTCCGGTGAGAAGTAAACTCCCGGATTGGCGGAAACTAGAGCGTTCCAGAGAGACGTATCATAAGCAAACTGAAACGTAGTCGAATCCACATAAAATCTAACTCGATTCCCCCATCGTGTGTGTGCGTATGTGATATCCGCTTGCAAAACCGCTTGTACCGCAGAGAGTGACTTCTGCTGTGTTTGCATGATCTGTGCTTGTCCCCACGGAGACCATGTATTCGTGTAGCTGCAATACAGATTGGACGTGGTATCGGTAGGGTACGTGTTGATCTTCGATGTGTCAATTAGTGTGTCGTTCCAGTAGTCAACATTCCACCACCAACTGGTATCCCCAACTGAATTGCCCGTGTTTCCATCACTAACGCTAATGTAAGTTGACGTGCCAGTTCCCCAAGTGACTGAAGGGGATGCAATGACAACATCACCTTTAGAGTATGTTGTTCCAGAAGAATATGTGCTATTAGTGGTGTTGGCTGACATGCACGTCGATGGTGGGATGCTCGCCGCCATCAGCTTTTGAGGCCGAAGTGTAAATGCCACATCCAGTCCTGCCGCTTGAATCGATGCAATCGCTGAATCAATAACCGCGTTCATCTCTGGTGCAACTTGAGGCAAGAGACTGGGATGCCCTATGTAGGTCCAGCCACCGAACTGATGCCCTTCTACGTCCCAAATATAAACCGCTTGACCGTGCGACTGCTGGCAATTAGAAATCACATTAGCCACAAGATAGTTGATTTCTGCCTGCATTGCCGCAGAGTCCAGGGCATTGAGCGTAGGAGTAAACTAGCCCCTTGGATTGATAGCCGTAAGATACGAAGTGTCCGACATGAACCATGTACAGACTGCTTCACGGTTTGCTAATGGGATCGTTACCGGAAGCACCGCGTTCTGCGCAGCCAAAGCGGGCGCTGCAAGAGTGTCAATCGTCGCGGTGGGAGAACCTGCCGATATATAGACATCAACGGAAAATGTTCCCAATGGGGCAATCGGCTGAGAATATGTTATAAGATCGTTATATATGGGGACGCCACTGGTGTATTGGGTACTCAATTGGATAGTCTGAGTACCACCGCTTAATTGACTCACGCTCAACTGGACGCCTTTATTGCTGTATGTCTGTCCACTCCAAATAGCAAACGAGTTTGGGGTTGCGTTGACGATCTCTGCCGGAAGGTGATCGTAGTCCATGACCGCTCCATTGTCCGATGATCTAAACCCAGGTGTTGGTGTGGTGAAAATCAGGGCAGGCGTTTGTACCCAGCACAATGTGTTAACGGAATCAAGGCTAGTCCACAAGAACGTAATTTTAAGTTGACCTCCACCAGCATCAACGACCGTTTGCCGTAGTTTAACTTTGCCGGTAGTCGTATACTCAACATAGCTTGAGCCGGTCGTTGTACTGTTAATAGGAGCACCGCCGCTATTCACAGGGCTTGAGCAGTTTGATCCCGAGCCTAGCCCATAGTGGATTGGGTAACTGATTTCCCCGCCGTTGTACTCGACGCTGTTGTAGATCAGCGAACTTGGACCGGTGCTTGACATCGTGATGGTCCATTGTGCCAACAGACTTGATGCCAATAGCAATGTGGTCAAAATGTATTTCATTTGAGTGTCACCACTGGCATTGCGAAGCCATCACCACCAGAATTCGCCCATGAGATTGAGGCCGTGACTCCAGTCTGTATCGAAGAGACTATCTTATACTCGGTTGCTACTCTCTGATTTACGCCGGGTCCGACAGTGTAACCTGAGCCACCCGTTACAGTGCCATCAGGCGCCCTACTTGTAGCCACTAGAACGCCAGAATGTACGGGCTATTCAGCGAAGCCACATACGTCGCTCCCGTGGCGGTCAAATGAATCCCGTCTCCCTGAAAGTATGTCGTATTTCCATAGCACACCGAAGGGCTTCCGGTCGGACACCCGATAGTCGAATCATTGCCAAGATCGGAGAACTCATCAAAATAGGTCGCCCAGTTTGCCCTGGCCCACGTGTTGAATGCTTGCCTGTAAGATTCCTGCCCGGTGCTGAAACCGTTCCGCGCGATAATGCTGGCGAACCCTATTTTTACCCCCGCTGCATGTGCTGCCACTGCTATGGATTGCACCGTGGTTTCTAGGGCTGTATCCGTTGCCCCATAATTAATGTCATTAGTGCCGCACCAGAGCCAGTAAATGTTTTTAGACTGTAGGGTCGAGTACTGTAAGCCCTGGGTCGTTGGGTAGTTGGTCAAAATTGTTGCGCAAGTTTGAGAAGTCACACCCATATTGATCAGTTTATAGCTTGGGTTGGACGCTACGAACTGTGAAGCCCAGTTTTGGGTAGAGGGACTGGACAGACCGTATCCATTAGTGATGGAGTCCCCATCTACCATTAGAATCTTGTTTCCACCAACCCCGTATTGATAGATCAAATAATTTTCAATTGCCGTCTTGTTGGTCCCCGACAAACTGCCGTCGCACACAATCAACCTTACTAGGTCCATGCCAACTTGGTAGCTTGATCCATAGCCGCCCACTACTACCCCGCCGAAAATGGTCTGTGTCCCTGGATTGCCAGTCACCGTAGCGTTTCTGTTCACCTGTAGGGTGCTAGTGCTCGACACGCCGCTGAAAAATGCTGTCACGAGGTCCGCATTTGCCCCCCCAGTGGCAAATAGTCCGCCCCCTCCATTAGATGGCGACCATGCGTTGCCACTATACATCCGCAATATCGCGGACGGGAGCGCTACCCCGGTTGCGATGGAGCTATGCAGGTTAGCAACCGAATCGAAGAGCATACCGAGCGATCCATTGTACGCCACGTTGGCCACCACGAGGAACACGGTGTTTGATCCGCTAGGCGTAAATGAGGTGGATGCCATTGAGTTTGCAACCCCATCGAACCTCGCTACCGAATGTCCGTTTGCCACTCCTGAAACACAAGTTGGCCTGGCAGTTCCAGTGGCGGTTAAGTTGTGAGGCGTAGTCGCTGTATCCGTTATGGTGCTGATTGGATTTCCGTTCGTGCAGCCATCCGGTGTCCAATCGCCAACGATGGATGATGTAACGGGCAGCGGAGGCGCAGACGCGCCCGATTGCCCCACAATCGCCTGCATCATCTGCCCCCAGCAGGATACGCAGAACGTCAGAATTATCAGTAGTCGCATGGTCAGAACCCCTTGCTCGACATGATCGCGTAGTGCGTGGCGTCGTAGCCGATCACACAGACCTGGTTGTCTACAGCCGCCCCGGAAGATACTAGGGCCGCGCTTACCGTACCCCACCCAGTTCGGGCGGGCAGTTCGTAGTAGATGCTCGTGCGACCAGCCAAGGTGATCGCCGCGGAGACGTTGTTGTCCGAGCGGACGCAGAACTCGTATCCAGCGGCAGGCACCGGCAATGTCACCGAGCAAGCGGTTGCCGTGGTGCAGAAGAAGTACTCGCGCGGGGCCGTCATCGTGTGCGTGGTCGCCCCGATGCTGGACGGGGTAGAGGGAAGATCCGCAGCCGGGATAGCAGCGTATCCCCAAGTTCCGCTGGCCACTTTGGCGTAGCCCGTGCTGGAACTGGAATCGCCACCCGTTCCTCCCTTGCTGTTCGGCAGCGCGCTGGTTAGCGCCGCCGCCAGGTTCGCGCCGGAAGGGGTTGTATTCCATGTGCCTACATTGGCATTGAGTGAAACGTTCGCCGTACCGCTGTCCGCCAGACACGTTCCCGTGATGTTGCACGTGTTCGGAAACAGGATGTTGTTCGTACTGCCGGAGTCCAGAGTGATCCCGTTGGTAATCGTCCCTTGAAGGGAGTTTCCGGTGATCGTGTTGTACGTCGCGCTGGTCGCCGCGATGGCGGTGCCCGTCGTGTAGGCGGAATCGGCGCTGATCGCGTTGGCGCTCACCACGTTGTTCGCTGTCGAGTTCAGGCCGATCCCGGTGGACTCGCCGAAGATCGTATTCCCGCTGAACACATTGTTCTGCGAGTTAGCCCCGTTGACGTAAATGCCTTTGTTGGCTGCCTGTCCGGAATTCGTGATTTCCGAATTGGTCACCAGCACTCCGCTGCTGTTCTCCACATCGACGCCGATCACGCTGGCGGCCGCAGAGACAATGTGCGCTCCGGAGATCTTGACGGACGCGATGCCCGTTCCGTAGACGTTGGTGACGACGATCCCTGCCGTCAACACCCCATCCAAAACCGGACGGGTAAGGATAACATCTCCATTGCAGTAAGAACTGCCGTGGTAGGTCGATGTGATTTGCGCGCCGTAGGCAATGCCGCTGCTCTGAAGCGAGTCGATGAACGTATCCCCAATACAGTCCCCGTGCAGATAAACCCCGGTGGTAGCCCCCCCTGAACCTGTAACCGCCACACGGTTCAGCCACGTGCTGTTGTTGGCGCCAGACGATGAACTGTCGATGACAACTCCGTATTTCGTGCCAGTCCCGGTCATCGCACCGATCTGGAGATTGTTTAGATATGTATCGGCCGCGTTGTAGACATATATGCCGATCACGCTATCGTCCGACTCTACATCCTCTACGCGCGCCCAGCAGGCGTCGTAGATGTCGATTCCTTTCGCGCTCCCAGATGCGGTCACAGAGCGAGTCACTGCCAGGTTGCGCACCGTGGGCCACGCGATGGCCCCTGTATTGCAATTCGTCCCCGTGCCGTTAACGGTTATTACGTCTGCCGTGGTTGACGTGCTGGAGATGATCGTGAAGCCGTTGCCTGTGATTGTGGGGAATTCCTGCCCTACCAGAATCGTTCCAGTCGTGGTAATCGTGATCGCGGCGCTGGTCTTGTAAGTTCCTGCCAGCAGGCGTATGGTCCCACCAGACGTGCTGCGAGAATTGATCGCCGCCTGGATCGCCGCTGTATCATCCACGGACCCGCCGCCCGTAGCACCGAACCATGTGGCGAGGACTTCCTGCGTGTGGGGTCCAACGGCGAATAGCCCGCTCGCGGAGATGTCAAATATCTGATACGAGCCGGCCGTGACCGTGCCCGTCAGCGTGATGGTCTGACCGGAGGCGGGCTGCAAGCTCCCGGACTCCGTGAACGTGATCGGCGCGGCACACGATTGCGTGGTGAGCGCGGTCCAAGCTTTACCCACCAGCAGGTTCGATGTCGCTGACACCGCCGCCGTGCAGGCCGCCGCAAAGCTGGCATAGTTGTTGCTGTCGATAATCCCGGTATTCAGCGCCACGAATGTCTGGACCACGTCCCCTGCCGTGTTGGTCCCGAGCAAGAACCCCGTCGCCGCGGCGCTGGGGAGGCGCATCTTGTAGGACGTGATGGCCGAAGCGCCGTACAAAACCACTTCAGTTGTGCCAGCGGTCGCCGTGGTCCCCTGCCCGAGATGGAGTGCTCCCGCTGCGCTTCCCCCGACGCCCGCAGATAGGCCGCCCGTGCAGGTGATCCCGTTGGAGCCGTCTGCCGTACAGCCAGGATAGGAAGCCCCGCCCCCGCTTGCTCCGCTTGGCCCTGATGGTCCGATGGCACCAGTGGCTCCCGTAGCACCCGTGGCGCCGGTAATCCCGGTGCTTCCACTAGGGCCTGAGGGACCTACCGCCCCGGTCGCGCCCGGGGCGCCGGTAGCCCCAGCTGGGCCGGTCGGTCCGGAGGCGCCTGTAATTCCCTGAGGCCCCGTTCCCGTGGCGTTGATAACCACTAGGACGTTCGAAGAATTGCTGAACGTCACCGTGACTGCGCTGGTGCTGCGCGTGGTCACCGAGCACGCCAGTGGAGTCAAGTCGCCCGTCACCAGGCTGGACGCATATCCGGTCCCCGTATAGCACATGGCCGCCAGGGAATTCAAAGTCGTGGACGTCAGTCCCAAAGCCGTGATGTTTATGGCACCGGTCGTGGTGGCGGGCCCGGCGACGTTCGCCTGAATGTTGGCCGCTCCCGCTCCACCGCCGCCCACCGCGATCCAGGAAGTGCCGTTGCTCGCGCAGAGCGACCGTGAGGTCCCCATTCCAATTGTGCAGTCGCTCGTGCTGGCGCCATCGGTCACCAGGAAGACCCGGTTGGTGGCGGAAGCCGCTGCGGGTAGGTGCGCCACGGTACTCGGGATCGGCTCGTGGGGCGAGGGTTGGCTCAAGCTCTGAGCGAATAGCGCGGGCGCGAGACATGCGGCCAGTAGAAATATCGGGAGTCGTTTCACGTCAATTCACTCCATAGACCGAGAACCGGCCGTATTGCGCGAGCAAGAAAGTGTTGAAGAGCCTGGGTCTCTCCACCGGCTGAATCACGGTGCGTACGTCCATACGCCGGTAGTCCGAGGCAAAGCGCTCATCGAAGGAGTACATGCCCAGACCGTCGAACGAAATGTAGTAGAAGCCGACCGAGGGAATCTGCCGGACGGGGAAAAGTGCGTACACCGGGACCTGGCCTATCCTGAATGCGGCGCCCCAGGTAAAGGGCAAGCCGGCGAAGACGCGGCCGCCGCGGGACTTAGCGAGGCTGCAAGCGGCCTGGATCGCCGGACCGTCCGCCTCGAATGCCGCGCGCGTTTCCGCCGCCCAGGTGAAATTCTGTTGGAGATAGGTGCGGCGCTCCTGAATAGCCGGACTCAGGGTTAAGAGAACGCCCAGGACGTACCAGAAGCGGGGATTTGAGTGTTCCCATCCCGATCCGAGGGCCAGAGCGGCCAGGAGCACCGCAAAGAGCTGCACGGGGCCAATTAATCGGTGCAGGGGCATGGGCGGGGTAATCCCGATGAGATACAGGGCATCACCCCACGCTGGGCGTCCACAGAAGAGCAACAGCCAAGTAAGGCAGGCCGTCAGGAGAAAGGTCGTCTGCGCGGAGCGCTTCCAAAGGGCGAGAGCGATGCCAACCGCCGCGAAGAGGGTCAGCACCTGCCAGCGGTTATGGTCCAGCAGCTCGCCCGCGAACGCATCGTGCAAAACCCGAGCGGCACCGAAGCTGTCCGACATCCACGCGCGCGTCCCCGATTCTCCCCCGGCGAACGATCCTGGGTACGCCAGCCAGGCGAGTAGTTTCGGGACGGCGCAAATGGACGCGAGCAGGCCGATCTTGACCAATTGGCGCGCGCGGTGTTTCCAGGGAGTACCGGGTACCGAGGCGATGAGGCACAGCGTCAGGGCGCCGGCGTATCCGTATAGCAGATTGGTCCATCCCGTCATTGCCAGGAACAGCGCTGGAAGAATCCAGCGTCTGCCATGGCGGATGGCCTGCCACCCGAATCCGATGGTTAACAGCAGAAAGTGCGTGGCCAGCAACTGGGGAAAAAGACCGTGGCCGGCCCATACGTAGGAATTGAGATCGATGCCGTACGCATCGCCGGAAACCAGCAGGCAGAGCAGAGCCGAAGCCACTTGGGTACCCGGCGGCAATTCCAGAAGTCCCGCCGCGAGGAAGAAACTCAGCGGCATCAGAACCATGGCCAGAAATTTGATCCAGAGAAACAGCGTGGCCAGCGAGACGCTCTTGCCGAGGCAGAAGTAGATGAGTACAACCAGGGCATGTCCCATCGGCTGGTACATCCGCGCAATGGGCTGGCCGAGGCCGATCTCAGGTGACCAGAAGTTGAAAGGATTCCGTCCCTGCTCGACTGCGTGGGCCATTCCCTGGATCAGCGTCAGGTGCAGAACACCATCGTTCAAGTCGGGCGTCGGGGTGAGCTCGGGCCATAGGCAGAACCCGGCGGCCGCACAGATCACGGCAAGGAGAAGGAAGGGGGTTGCCGACTGCTTGGAAATTCGCATGGGGTGTTTAGCGGGCGTTTACTGCTGAGGCGGCACCGGAGCGACGGGATTGACCGAGGGCGCGGGGGATTGCGGGATGTTCCCGGTGGTGGATTCGCCCATCATGCCGGCCAACTGCTGCGCGTTGAATCGCTTCACCCGTGCGTCGGCGGCGGCGAACAGTTGCATGACCGCATCGTTTGGCGGCTTCAGAAACTTCGGCGCAGCGCGCAGGCAGGTGGCGTATTCCAGCCATTCGGCGTACGCGGGCGGCAGATTGACCGGGTCGGTGTTGGCCCCAAACTGGGGCAGCGGATTCCAGACGAAGGCCTCGAGCGCAGTCGCCATGGAGCAAACCGGGACCGGATCGAAGTAGAGCGTGGCAACCGGCCAGTTGTAGTCGCAGTAGAAGTTTTTCGGCAGGTTGGCGATCTTGCCGGGTTCGGAGATGGCGGCCCACTGTACCGAGGTCTTGATGTCCAGGGGATGGCGGATGATTCCCGAGAGAACGATGGAGGCCGTCTGAAACAAATTGGGCCGCGTCTCGCTGAAGTCGGCCGAGGCCGGATCCGTGAGACCAATGGTGTACTGCCCCTTGTTGGCGGTGAGCGCGTAGCTTTTCTTGAGAATCCCAAAGTGCATCAACCGTTCGGCGTTGGCGCTATCCACCACTTTGTTGAGGGCGCGAAACAGAATAGTCGCGTCGTCGTCGCTGAGGGTCTGGCCTTCGGAAATAACGAACAGATCGACCGCGATGTCGGTCAGGAGATCAAGTACTGTGTCCATGGGTTGGCCTGCGGGAAATTCGAATGTCTGCCGGGACTACGCGCTGGCTTTTGGGGCTTTGGCGGGTTTCGCCGCTTTTCCTACGAGCAGTTTGAGCCGAACGATCTCGGCGGCATCCTCGGCGGTGCGCTTGGCCCAGGCCGCGTCGAACTTGTCGGCGAGCTTCTGGCAGCATTCGGGGAGTTTGGGTTGCGAATGGGGTTGGGGAAAGGGGCTATTCGCCCAGTCCGCGCCTTGCGGTTCCTGATCGGGATTATGAATCAACTGGCTCTTTCCATTGCGGTGATAGCGCCAGGAGGGATAGGTCGACATTGGGGAAGTCCTCAAAATACGTCAAAGGATGGGTGTGCTTCGGTTCTAATGGGCGGCCGGATCGCGCTCCGCCGCCGGGCGCAAACCGTCGCCGCGAAGACGCGGCGCTGCGCCGGCTCTAATGTCCGGACCAGTGATCGCTTTTTTGGGCCGGTGCGAGACAGCGGAATTCTTGGCGCGTAGCGCCGATATCTTGTCCACCGTTCACCAGCGCGGGCAGTTTTGGAGTCACGGCGATACACTGGTCGGGCGCGTTACTTGCGTGGCGCACCGTCTGTGAAGGGGATGATGGAGCGGATTGTGCTGCGTCCGCAATCGTCGAAGGGTTGGGGCTCGCGGGGCTGATGCCTTTCGCGGTGTAATCGATTTGGTCTTGGTCTGCCATGGGATGCCTCTTACTTGGATCCCGAACTGTACGAGTTCGAGTAGATGTTGTATTGGCCGCGGTAATCGAGGCCGAGCGCTCCCGATTCGCACTGCATGAGTAGCCGCGGGGCGTTGGCGCGTTTGAGCGCGGCGAGGGTGGAGACGGCGCGGGCTGTGCTTGAGGGCGCCATGCGCTGCCGGTCGGGATAGCGCTCGGCCAATTGCTGCGCCAGATTGTACTGCATCGTGATGCGGTATCCCGGCGCCACCTGGACCGGATCGTCCACCGTGAGGTATTGATTGACGCTGCGCCACAGATAAAGCGCCATCTGATACGCCACCGTGGGAACCGCCCAGAAATGAAGCACGCCCTGGGGATAGAGGGACTCGTAGAACAATTTGGTGGGCGTCGACGCGGTAAGGCTTTTGGGCGAGAGCGCCTGCCATTCCTGCTCGTTCAGAACCTGCAACGGCACTTCGATGTTGGGGGTTACGTTGGTAAAAATGAAACTCGCCCGGTCGATGCGGATGGGCCGCTCATCTGGAATGTCCGAGATAACCTGGCCGGACGGGTCCAGGCCGATCGTGTAATCGCCTTTGCCTGGAGTCAGTCCAAATAAGGCACGCTGGATCGCGTAGACGGCGAGCCGGTCAAGCTTCAACCAGTCCAGCCAATCGTTGACCACTTGCAGCCCTTCGGCCGCTTCGTTGGCGCTGATCTTTTGCCCGGGCCGCTGAAGCAAACCCGCGATGCGAAATGCGGGGGTGAGAATGGCGTCGAAAAGCGAGCCGGCGGAAAACGACGCGCCTCCCGGACCCGCTGGGGCTCCGGCATTGAAAACGGTGGTGTTGAAGGTCCCCATGGCGAACGAACTTTAGTGTTTCGACCAGTGGCCCTTGCCGCTGGAACTGCGGGATCTCGAAGCAGGCTTCAGCACGTTCTCGTAATACCGCGCCTGTTGTCCGGCGAGGCCGGGCTTGTGCTCGTCCGCGCGAGCCTCCTCTTCGACCGTCCGATCATTGCGCTCGGCGCGCTGCGTGAGGGCACCTTTGCGCTTGACGTCGTGCTTTATGTCCGGTTGATTGGGGCCTGGCTTATAGGACATGGGATGTCTTTTGTTTTGGTTTCCTCGGGCGCTAGCTCGTCGTCTTTTGACTCGATAGTAAATCCGCAGACCGAGACCAGATCTTTGTTTGATCCGGCGCGCTCGACCTGAAACCCGCCGAGAAAGCCTATGCGCCGTCGAAGAGGCCTGCCTTGCGGATTCAGTATCACTTTGGTTTTCCTCGCGGCTTTCCTCAATCGCGGAACCAGCGCTTGGCAAAGAAGTTCCAGGGAGTGCCTTACACCTTGACGTGGATCTGGTACATCAGAAGATCGCCCGAGTGCGTGCCGTGGAAGAAATACTGCTTGACCGGGATATCGTTTTTGTCGGCGTAGGATTCGACGGACCAGGCGCCTCCGGGAGGCGTGCTGTTGTCCGGGTTCGCCCCGGCACCGGCGGGCGCGATGGTGATTCCCGGCGTCGTGGTGTCAGTGGTCAGGCTGGCGTTGCCTCCCACCTTGAAGTTCCCCGTGTTGCCGGGTGCGTGCTGCACGATAATTTTGTTGACCAGCGGGAAATCGGTGGGAAGCTGAACCGGAGTCGCGCCGATCGTGAGTTTGCCGAAGTAGGTAGTCATGATTCCTCGCTGAAAAAGGCGGGGACGGTTGCAACCGCCCCCGGGAAGGCGTGCGAGGGCTAGTTGCCCACGCAGATGTAATTGGCGACAGTCGAAACGCCGGACGGTCCGGTGATGACAATCTGGCCGCCGTTGGTCTGCACTACGGCCAATCCGCCGGCCGCGATCGCCGCCGTGCCGCCTTGCGGGCTGGCGGCGCACACGTAGGAGGTCGCCGAGGTGAAGGCCGGGGAAAACGTCGCGATGGTGACGGGCGAGGCACTTCCGGTACTGACCAGAGCAGCCGAGCCGGAGTGAACAATCATCGTTGGCTCCGCCGCGGGCGTGTAGGTGGACGTGGTGCCGCCGTTATACAGCCGGGCGAAGTTCATAGTGGCCGCCCCACCGGGATCCGGGATCGTGATCACGCGCGCCGCGGCGGTCGACGCGGGCGTGAACACGAAGTTATTGGTCGCGGCGGTGCCCAGGTATAGTTTGAGCCACGGAGCCGCGGCGGAGCCGATCATACTGGTGCCAACCAATGCAGGCCGCGGAGAAGTCGTGGTCACCGTGCTGGAGAACGTCCCGGTCGTTCCAGAGATGGCTCCAGTGATCGAAGGCGCCGTCCAGGTGTTGCGGGCGGTGCAACCGTAGAAAGCTCCGGCGGTCTGATTGAAAAACAGCGGGGAAAGGCCCGGCACGCACAGCCCCGGATTGCTGTAACCCGTGGTGTAGCCGATGAAAGGAACCGGAATCGGACTCGGGTAGTCGATGCCGGGGAGCGGCGCTTGCGCGAAAACGCAGGCCGCGAAGATGGCGATGGCGATGAGCAGTCTGGTGGGCTTCATGATAGGTGTCCTCGATGGAAAGATTTAGGGGTTGGGAGTTCCCAACCCCGAAGTCAATCGGCGGTAGGTTACTGAAGATACCAGGACGATCCCACGTAGCACGCGCGCACGCTGACATTGGCAACGGCGACGTACGCGGTGCTTGCGATGTTGCCGCCGGTCGTAGTGTGCCAGGCGGCCGAAGGTAGCAGTTTAATACAGCCGTTCAGCGGCAGGGCCGCCGGGACGGTGATGGTATTAAACGCCGTGGATGCGCCGCTCACCACATGGATCGGGTTGGTCGGCGCGATGGACGGGCCGGAGGCCCCCAGCGCGAGGGTCGCGCCCTGGGTTTCGGGTACCGCCGGATCGAAGGCAGTCCAGAGGCTGTTGCCGCAGTTCCAGGCGCGTCCGGTCGAGACGCTGATGAAGGGCAGAACCTTGATCAGGGTCGAGGTGCATGGGGTGCCCGCTACGGGTTCGGTGAGTCCGGCGGGAACATCCTGCATCCCGAAGTAGTTGGCGGGGCCGGTCCAGACCGTCTCGCCGGACGCGTGGGCGGTCTGTTTGGTCCCGAGAACGCCGCGTTGCACGGTGACGGTCGTGCCGCTGACGGCGCTGACGCGCATGGCTTCGCGGTCGACGTACAGGAGGTAGTAGTTGGCGGTCGAAGGGGCGCCAATGCCGCCGGGAGCGTTGGCCAACCCGGGGGCAAGAACGTAGGTAACCGCCGCGACGGCAAAACTCTTTTGCGTGTTGTCGATGGCGGCAGAGAGCGTGGTGCTCTGCATGGTGGCCTGCCCGAAGGCAAAACCGGCGAGAGCGATGCAGGCGAACAGAAGGGCGAGAGCCCGAGTTTTGGTATTCATGGTTTTCAGTTCCTCAGTGGTTTCGAGAGTTGGTTTCGGTTTATGGGGAAGTGCGGGCCGGGGGGCCCGCATCAGCCGCTTTCTGTTACGCGCCGCAGACCCGGACGCCCATCTCGTCGCGGATGCGTTTCACGCCGCCCAGAACATCGAGCCGGGTGATTTTCTCGTTGGTTCCGATCACGTAGCCGCGGACCAGGCGAATCCCGAGGCCCTGTTTCGGGTTGGAGACCCATTCGGACCATTCCATGCCGCCGGGAAGCTCCTGTTTCACGATGGCCAAGGTCAGGGCATCGCGGTGGAACGCTGCGCCCTGGGCGGTGGTGATTGCCGCGATGGTCGAGAAGGCCGTGTAGGGAAGACCCCACACGAAAACCTGCGCGCCATCGGACGGGAGGGCCGTCACGGTCTGGAACGGGCTTGTGGTGTCGGCGTTCATCGGCGGGGAGATGTTGATGGTGCCGGCCGCGCCGACGCTGGTTACGTCGGCAGTAACCACGAAGGTGCGCAGCTTGCCGGTGTTGCGGTAACTGATCGGGTTGACGCCGTAGCAGCCCGCGAACGACACGATATCGTTCTGCTTCAAGATAGCGACGGTTGCGTCCCAGCCCTTGGTCAGGATGGTGGCGCCGTTGTTGGTCACGCCGCCTCCGGTGATATCCACCAGCGGATTCGAGGTCGGGGCGCCGGCGGTTCCCAGGTTGCCCACGGTGTGCCGGTAGATGTTCACATCCTCGTTGAACCGGAAGTTCAGGGCGGTCCCCATCTTTCCGGTGAGGTACTGCTGGGAGACTTCTTTCTGCGGATTGAGCAGGTTTGCATTGAAGCCCAGCACGGCTGCGGTCATGTCGGGGGAAATGACCATGGCGTTCAGACTGACCGAGCGGGGGACCGCGTTATTGGTCAGCTCGACGCCGGCTGCCGCATAGGTGGCGACCGAACTCGGCAGCACGCCGGGTACGCCGACGAAACTGAAGAAGCCGGAGACCAGATCGCACAGGTCGCCGTCGATCATGTTGGCGATCGTGGCCGAGGCGGGTTCGATGTAGCGCTCGCCGAAGCGGTCGATCGTCATGGTAAGGTCTTGATCGGAGTTCTGCAGGTCCTGGCCCCACAGTTCGTTGATCACGACCGGCACCATCTGTTCCTGGATGCCTTCGGGCTTGATGCCGTCGCCGCGTCGGCCGCGCAGACGCACGGGCAGGCGGGCATTGAAAGTGTAGCCAATTTTTTCGTTCTTGACCGCAAACTTCTCGTCGAACTCTCTGTTCACCATCTTCGTCATGGTGCAGTCGTTCTCGAGCCGGATGAGGCTGTCCTGGGCAATGACCACAGGATTCAAAATTTCGTCCATAATATCCTCCCGTTTTCGCAACGGTAGTGACCTGAAATCTCAGGCCTGGTTAGGGGTTAAGATTGGGCCGCCGCAACATCTCACGACGTGGCGGCGGCCGGAAATCGCAGTGTTAACTCAGCCCGCGGAGACGGCGCACATCCTCGATGGACAGCGCCTTGAGTTCCGCCGTGCTGTAGTCTTCCGGGTAACGCTTGGTCACCGCGCCCCCACGGTGGCCCACAGGTTTCGGGGGCTCCGCTTTAGGGCGCGGCGGCGCGGCGGCTGCCGGAGCAGCCGCGGGATTCGGTGCGGGGGCCGCTGCGGCGGGCGTCTCACGACGTTCGGCAGGCGCCGGGGTAGCTTGCCCCGGGCCGGGAGCGGCTGGCAATTTGGCGAGAATCTCGTCAAACGCCTCTCGAGCGGCATCCTCGGCGACGCGGATCGCGCGTTGCTGCGCGCGCGGGCCGAGATTGCGGAAGTTTTCGGGCAGGTTGGTGCGGGAGACGATGTTCGCGGCTTCGTCGGGGTGCGTGCCCAGCCAGTAGCACAGTTCCGCACTCTCGTCGTAGTCGTTGGCGACCGTTCCCAATACCACGTTGCCCGTGGGCTTCTTCGGATCGAAGGGGCGATTCAGAACTTCTTCCAGGTCGGGATGAACGGCCTTGGATTTGGCGAGCGATTGATTCCAGCGCTCCGTGATGGACTTCCACTCCGCCTCGGCGGCCGACCGGGCGGCTTGCTCCGTCTCACTGGTGCGCGCAGCTTGCTCGCTCTCCTTTTGTTCCTGTTCGCGTTTTGCCTGTACCCTGCGTTCGTCCCGTACGCCCCATCGGGCGACGGCTTTCACCCAGGCGCTGTAGGCGTCCTCTTCGTTTTCAAACTGCTCGATCTTGGGCTCCGGGTCTTCCGCAACCGCGGGGTTCGGGGGTTCGACCTCGGGAGATTCTGGCTTGGGCGGTTGCACAGCGGCGGGCGCCGCCAGTTTCCGTTCCATTGCAACGAGCGTGGCCTTTAGGCTGTCGAGTTCGCTTTTCTGGGCTTCAAGCTTGCGCGCGAAGCCGCCCTTCTTCTTGTGTTCCGCGGGCGCCGGCGGTTCTGCGGCGGCGGCCTGCGCGGTTTCGCCGGCGTCCTCGCCATCGGCGGCGGGGAGACCAGGTTCGGCAGCGGGTGGAATTGCTTCGGCCACCGGCGGCGCGTCGGCAACGGCCGGCTCGGGAGGACGGTCGGTTTGCTCGGCGGTCTGGATGTCCGCGAATCCCTGATCTTCCAAAATCTTGCGGATCGTGTCGGCGCTCTGCGATTTCGATTCGATTGTTAGCTCACTCAGTTCGGCCATATAAAAGGTTTCGTCTCGTTCGGCCTTGCCCTCATCGCCTCGCGGCGGGAGCGGCCGGGTTATGCCATGGGTTGCGGCGGTGGACCTGGCTGCATCGCCATCGGAGCCGGTGATGCCGGCGGGATCGGAGGCGGGGCTGTCGGCGGCACCAGGGCGGATCCGGGAGCGCCGCTTCCGGCGATGGGCGCCGGCGGCTGGGTCTGTTGGGCCTCTTCGGAGATGTCCGGCTGGTTGGCGACAATTTCAATCCGCTGGGCTATGGCGTCGTGGTCGAGTTGCGCCAGTTTCTGCCCCTCGGCGGACTTGGCGGAAATTTCCGCTTTCAAAATTCCGGCCGCGTCGTGACGGGCCTGGATGCGCTCCTGACTCTCCAATTGCAGGCGTTGCGTCTTCAGATCTTCGGAAAGCTGCGTCAGTTTTTGCATGAGGACCTGAATCAACTGGTGCTGCTGCATCATCTGCGCCTGTATTTGTTGGGGATTAGGTCCTTGCTGCTGGCCTTCGGCGCCATCCTGTTCCGCTTGTACGTCGGGCGGTCTCCAGCGGTCGATGAATTCCTGCGGCAGATCCAGCAATTTCGCGATGAGATCCAGGGCCCGGCCGCTGGCGTTGGGATTATTCCCGCAGAGCTGCAATACCGATTGAATTTGCTGATCCAGGCGGCTGGCGTAGGGAACGCCTGTACCGATGCTCACGTCGTAGCGAGCCGGGTTGAAATCGGCGCCCACGCGCCACATGCGCTGGACGCCTTTTTCGAGGATGTCTTTGTTGATGGCGACCGAGCGGACCTTACCGTCCGGGTCCATGATGGTGATGACCTGCTCGTCACTGTAAACGTGCGGCATCAGGTTCAGCCGGATGCGCGTCGCGTGGCGGATGCTTCTGGCGTAGTTGTCCGCGTAGTTGAAGTGGGCGTTGTCTCCCTGGCGCTGAATCGCGTTGATCGCCCTGCCCGACTGCTCACTGGCGGGCTCGCCCAGGTTCGGCCCCCACATATTCAGCGAGTTCTTGATGTCCTGGTCGCGGTGCATCAGGGCTTGGGTGATAGCCCCGATGTTAGCCTCCGTGTTGACCCGGTACGGTGCCGGAACCTGGATTCCGTTGACGTCCAGCGGGTCGTAGGTCAGGATGCCGTGCGGCTTACGATTGGCCTCGTACCACTCGGGGTGATTCTCCACCTGGCCCGCGGCGGCGATAAATTCGCTAATCGGCGCCAGCGCGATCGCCTGCGCTTCTTTCGAGGCCATGAAGTCGTAGGCCAAATTGGCTTCCATTGCCGGCCGGATCATGCCGCGGTAGGCTACCCTGCCGTCGACCAGCACTTCGCGGCCGATTACCGGCACAAAGGGAATCCACTTGCCTTCCCACTTCATGACGTCGCCCAATACCTCGATACCCGTCATTTTCACGGTCTTGACCACTGGGGTGCGGATGTCGCGGTGCCCTATTTCGTAAACGCCGGGATACAGTTCCGGCTGAAAATCCTTCTCGCGAACCACTTTTCGGCTGGAGAGCATCAGCACCCGGACCTTGGGGCCGCTCTCGATCCACCAGTACTCGGCCACGCGGATACTCTTCTTGCCGGGGAACCAGTCCTCTTTTTCCTTGTCCGACAGGTGCGTGAAGTCGGTAGTGAGGGCGGTGCTCGCGTCCGGGTTCTCTTCCTTGAAAGCGACCGGGTCTACATCTTCGGTGGCAAACAGGTACCTCATGTCCGAGCGATCATACTCGGTGGCCGCCGGATCGCAGTAGATCGAGAAGGGATTGGGAATCCGCTTGGAGATGAGCTTCTGTAGAAAACAGTTCTGCAGTGCGTCCCCTTCGGTTTCGTTGGTTTCCCAGTCGAACGTTTCCCGCCACCAGCCAATGCCGATCTTGACGGCGTGCTCGAAGGCTGTGCTTCTGGCCGTATCCGCGCCGCAGTCCTGGTCGATGTTGCGGTTGATCCCCTGGATAATTGCCGCTTCTTCTTTACTGGAACCTTCGCCCACCGGGGAGATGCGTCCTTCCGGCGGCGATTGGCGCATGTTGTTGACTACCTGATCGCAGGATGGACCGATCTTATCGAAGGCCAGGCAGGGCAGGCCCCTGCGCTCTTCGCGCTGCTCCGGCTTCCAGTGGTCCATGTTGTCGACGAAGTTGAGTTCCTCGATGGCTTTCCGCCGGAACTTCTCCTCGTACTCGACAATTGTTCGGAATCGCTCGCGAGCCTCACGTAACAGGTCCCGCTCGATGGCCCCGTCGTCCTCGATCTGTTTTTTGCGCCCGGCGGTTGCCTTGACCTGTGGCGAACGCAGGCTCTTCGAGGCATCCGTCAGGGGAATCTGCGGCTGCTGCTGCGAAGGAACCATGTTGGCCATGGCGGGCGAGATGTCGGGTGCGGAGGGCGGGAACATGGGTTACTTGCGGAAGAGGGAATCGAAGTGGAGATGCACCCGGCGCGTGGGGCCGTCGGTTGTTTCAAACGCCGCGCGAAGAGCAAGCGTTAGCCAGTACTGACAGTGTTCCGCGTGCTTTCCGCGGCCGAAGACGCAGGCTTCACAGCACTGCTTGGGATCGGGCTTGTAGGGTTCGCTGTGAATCATGCGGCGCGCTCCATCGGCACGACTCCCGAGAGCACTTCGCCATTTTCGAGATCCGCGGTCCACCGATCGCCCGGCCGGAGAGCCTTGGCGGAGTCTGCCCATCCGTCCGCGTGCGACAACACCCCGGCGATGTGCTGTTCCTCGTGGATGATGGTGTACTCGTGTCCTTCGAGCGTCACGTCGCCCCAGGGACGTCGCTCGTAGAGCACGATGTCGCCGGGTTGCGTGTCCATCGGAAAGCGCCCAGTTGCGTGCTGGTAGGCGAAGCGCTCATCGTGGGGACCGAGCTTCCGACGATAGCGGTACTTGTCCCCAAGACCAATCAGGACCACGCGTCCCCACCAGAAGAATTCCATCTGGCGATCGCGTTGCGGATTGTCCGGCAGAAACAATAGGCCCCCGGGATTCTTGCTTTCGAAGCGCTCGTACTTGCGCAGCGGTTGGACCAGCACCTGATCGTTCAGCAATCGCAGGGCTGGCGCTTTGGGCATCGGGGCAATGGATTCGATAGTGGGTCTCATAGGTTGAGGGCGTGCTCGATCTTCTTGGCTTCTCCGGTGGCTCCGCCTTCCGGCGTCAGCCACTCGTTTTTGATGGCCCGCTTGATGTGCGTGGTCATCAGGGACGGGCTGGTGAAGACGAATTTCTTCTGCGGGGCGCCGTCGTAGTTATGGAAGACCCGCAGGCCGTTGTGCACCGGCTGAATTTTGATGCCGGTCATTTTCGGCGCAGTGAACATGCCGGGCTTCTTCAGCGCATGCACGACGTTGAGCGAGGGTTGCGTGGGTCCAAGAATGGCGGGGAGGTGCATCAGACTTTACCGGCTTTGGCTTTTCGTAGGTCCTCGGACTGCTCTTCCACTTCGGCCCGCAGCTTGGCCCGCGTGGGGTGCTTTAAGGTGGCGACCAGGCGGACGTGCTCGTTGACGTATTCCTTGCGGGGAAGGAGAACGTCAGTCTTCCTCTTCGTCTTCGTCACCCGCGGCCTGCTCGGCGGTTTCCTCGGCCTTGGACTCGGCATTTTCATGGGCCGGCGTGCCATCGGCGGCGCCCTTGCCTTTCTTGGCCTTAGCGCCGAAGGTCTTGCCAACGTGCTCCATTAGGTGTTCGGCGCTCGGGTGCACGTTGGTCTCGCTGAGGTGCGCGCCGTAGCGTTCTCCGTCTTTGGCGTCGGCACTCGGCTCATAGTCGATGTTCGAGGTGAAGCCGTTCTCGGCTTTCTGAATGGACATGGAGCGGACCGGTCCGCGCTTTTTCGGAGCGCCCTTCTTGGTGGCGGTGGCACTGCTGATTCGTTGCATGGTGGGTTCCGCCTCCCGGCGGTAGAATTCAAAACTTCAGGTATGGCTTGATCCTGGCGAGCGCTTCGGCGCGTTCCTGGGGATCCAGGTCGTTCAACATTCCGTCCAACGTGGCCTGGCTCTCGATCTTCTCGCCCAGTTCCATCAGGCGGATTTCGTAGCACATTCGGCAGGCGCTCTTGTTGCGCGAGATCGGCACACCGCACACGCAGCGATAAACCAACGCGCCCTTCGGTTTGGGCTCCGGTTCCGGCTTGGGCGGCTTCGGGCTACCGAGCAGGGTCATCCCCGGAATACCGAGGGCGTAGAACAGTTGAATCTCGCGCGCGCGAGCGATCTGATCGGGGCGAACAAGAACGGGAGTCGGGGTCATGCCATCCAATCCCTTGGCGTGCGCTCGTACTTCGGCGGGATGTAGCGCACCTTTTTCAGCGCCGGGCAATCGTGCGTTACCACATTGCCCATGATGACCTCGGTCGGCGCGTGACACCGAAAGCAACGGAAGCGCGGCTCGGGCTCCGGCTCGGGCGGCGGATTATAGACATCATCGCGGCGGCTCATGTTCAGTTCAGGCAGTACCCGACGGTGATCCGGTAGGTCCCCCAGAGCCAGTGGGCATTCAAGTAGTTCGCCTTCCCCTGGACCACCACGGCGCTGAATCCGAGCAGTTTCATACCATCCACCCGCGGTCGTTGCCCGGCGATGCCGTCCGGGAGGGCGAAGCACTCGGACGCATCGGTTTCACAATCATTCGGTCCCGGCCGCTTTTGACCAGGTAACGGGTTGCGTCCATCAAGTGGTCTGCTTCTTTGACGATGTTGCCCTTCTCGTCCCGGTGGTATTTGCGGAATTCATTCCACCAGTTGAGGCAGTTCGGCATCACCTTCAACAGGCCAGCGACCATCAGGGTCCAGACTTCGGTGAGGCCGGTCTGGACCGAGTTATCGCCTTCCGTGACTTTCAGGCCGAGTTCGCGGTACATGACCAGAAGCTGGCGGCCATCCGTCTGGGACCGCCCGCGCGAGGCCGGATCGATCACGCCCGGTATCCAACCGCCACGCCCTTTGATGCCGGCGGCGTGCGTGGGGGCTTCGCCCTGCGCCTGATAATACTCGTCGTACAAGACGATCACGCCGGAGCCGGGGTTCTTTGCGCCCCAAATGGCCGCGGTGCGGTTATGCCCCACGTCGAGGCCGTAGACCCGCGGCCAGGAGTCGGGAATCGCCATCAGCGGGGTCGAGATGTCCTCTTCCGCGATGGGATAGATGGCGCCAGCGCCCAGTGTCGGCTCGCCCAGCGTACGGGCCTTCAGTTGATAGGCAGGATAGGTGGCCAGCAGGATCTTCTTTTCCTGCTCGTCCAGGTGAGGCGCATGATTCCACCCGGCCTGGACGTAGAACTTGTACTGCTTGGCCGCATCGCTCGGCTCCAGAAATCCGGTGACCACCCGCGACATCCCCTGTAGCGGGGTGAAGGTGATGTAGACGATGCCCCTCGTGGTCAAGGTGCGCGTCAACATCTCGACGTAGACATCCTCGGGAGGCTCTTCGTCGGGCCAGACGAAATCCTTCGACGTTCCTTCGAAGCTCTTGCGACCCTGCTCGTAGGTTTTTAGCACCAACTTGGAACTCGCACCCGAAACGTGCCGAATCCAGGCCGACTCCATCGAGTTGGCGACCCCGTGCGTCCTCGGCGTCGTGTGGATGATCAGTTCCGCCGGGATCATTCCGGTACCAATGGCTTCCGGTGGCCCGAACAACTCCCGCTGCACCACGTCGCGCGTGGTTTCCGAATTGGTGCCGCACGCCCATCCATCGGTCGGATGATTGAACCGTTTGCCTTTCCACCAACCGGGATAGATCCCCGTCAGGTGACAGGTGGTCTCGTAGGCGCCGGCGACCGTTTTCCCCACCCGGTTCGCCGCCATGAATAAGCGCTCCTTATACCGGGCACCGGCATCGAAGAATTCCACGTGTTTGGCGTAGAGTTCCCGGCGCAGCGGCCCTTCATTAGGAAACAGCCGCGTCATCCTATTCCGCTTCTGGTACTGGAGAGCTTGCTCGATGTCCTGGGACTGGACTGACTTGAGGTCGATGCTGGGCAAGGTCGGCATTCGTGCTAGGCTGCGCGGCGAGCTGCTGCTGAAGGTCGGCCTGCCACTGTTCGAGCTGCTCGGGGCTGTAGACCTTCGCCAGGGTGATCGATGTCTGGCTGAATGTCACGCTCACCTCGCGTTTCGACTGCCATTGCCCCATCTCGATGGCGGCCTGCTTCTGCAGGTTGAGGATCATCTTCACGAGCGCGGCGTCGTGCTTCCACTCTTCCACGACCTGACACGTTTCCGGCCCGACATGCAGCGTCCGGTACTTGCGCGTGGAGAGTCCGGTGCGACCTTCGGCGGTGGCGCCGTACATCTTGGCGCGCGCCCGAATCAGCCCAACGTATCGCGCCATCAAATTGTTGAGGTTGTATACCCGCAACTCCTGGTCGGCGATCCCGCAGGTCTGGACGTGTTTGCGCCAGGCGTTGCGGTGCTGGTAGACCGCATCCCGAAATTCCGGGTCGCTCCGCCAGTTGAACAGGGTTCGGCGCGTGATCTGGAGTTTTTCCGCAATGCGGGTCGCGCTCAACCGCTTTTGGGCCACCAACAGGCTGGCGGTGATCTGTTCGTTGCTCAACATACGGCGGCGCGGCGGAGATTCCCCAGTCAGGCCCCGGCGCGTTCCAGGCGCCGGTTAATCTCGGCAAACTCTCGGTCGCAGAGTTTGTGTTTTCCTTCGCACTCGATGCGGGTACAGTACTCCTTCAATTCCAGGCGGATCTTCTTTTCGACTCCGGCCAGCACGCGTAAATTGAAAATGGACCAAATGAAGTTGACTGCGGCACCGGCGGCGGTAACGATGATGGCCAGGGTTGTTGGATTCATGTGAGTCTCTCGAGAGTGAGATGGGCGGGGCCGTCTATTTAAAATAGACAGCCCCTCGGTGCAGCGAGTGTTTAGAGGCGTCCGTGGATGGCTTCGATTTGCTCGAGGGCCGTAGCGAGCGCGAAGTGCGTGGCGGCGAGTACCGATTCGAGGCACGGCATGATCTTCGGCTCCGGGTCAGGCTCCGACTCGTCTCCAAAGATCCGCCTGCGGAGATCCCCAAGGCCGCTGTTGATCTGATTCGCCTTGACAAGGCTCGCGTTAGCGAACTCCAGCGGCGTCTGTGCCGGCGGTGGCGGAGACTTGGGTCCCGCGCAGTTCCCCAGTTGGTAGTCGATGGCTTCCCGGACTTCTTTCAGATTGATTTGACCCAGAGTTTCTCGGGTTGTAGAGGCTCCCGCGGCACGGCGGCCGGGGGAAGCATTTTGGATTTGGTTGCGTTGCATGAACTTGTAGAACCGATACCCCACTAACTCAGGGGTCACGGCTATAAATTCGCTGGCCATCAGGCGGCTTTTCGAATCCGCATCAGATCCCCAGCCTGCACCTCGGCGGAAATGCCCGAATGCATGGCCTGAATCCAGATCACCACCCGCATCCGCGAGTGGAGGTAGGTCACCTGGCCGACGGCTCCGGTCAGGGGCCCGTGGATCACTTCCGCCCAATCGCCTTGCTGGAGGTTTGGCGCGGTCATGATTGGACGGATCAGACTTGGGCACTGGATCAGCCGGCGGATATTCTCGATGTCGTGCTCGGGGACTGGTACCGGGTTTCGTTCCAAACAGAGGACCTGAATCACGCCGGGAATCCGCAGGATCGGTGTGTACTCTACCGAGCAGCACGGATCGAAGCGGCAAAACGTATATCCGGGGAACAGGGCGCGCTCGATGGGCTGTTTCGTGAAGCGGTTTAGCCGCTTCGGATCGGGAATCCAGAACGGCGTCAATTCGTCGATGCCCTGAAACTGAAGCTGGCCTTGTACCTTGCGCTCGTGATTGCTCGCCACGTGCAGTGCGTACCAGCAGTTCAATCGATAGCCTCCGGCCCCTTCCTGCATCGGTTCGGCCCGGTGTTGGCTCGTTTCGATGCCGGTCTACCCCCTCCTGTTTTCAAGAGAACCAGGCGGGAACTCCGGGGGAAGTCTCCGCCTGGTATTCGTGTTCGACGAGAGGAGGGGCTCGTCTCACGGAGCTTTTGCGGCTCCATCTACTTATCTGTATCGGGGGGGGTGGATCAGATCCAAAGAATCAGGTAGTTACAACTGGTTCCCGTCCCGCAACTCCTCGTACATCGCCCGCAGCCGCGTCAGCACGGCCAGCATGGTATGCGTCTGCGGTGCTCCCAGGTCCTCGGTGACGCGCGAGCCGAGTTCTCGCGCGTAGTCCGCGATGGCCTCAATGGCCTCATTGTTGGTCGTCATTTAGGACACTCCTGCCCAAAAAAAACGGTGAAAATGGTTTGTACATTGCCATTATTTTTTTAAGTACTTTGTTATCAACAAATAGATTTTTGGTTGATCGTGCATGGCTGAACGGCATCGACCAGCCCAAAAATCAAGGACTCA